TATGAAATTATTATAATGTGGTACGCTCCAGAAAAATATAAACTAGACGAAGTTAAGGATCTGAATCAAGATTTCCTAAATAACTTAAAAGGTGAGTTAGATACTAGGCAAGCTAAGATAACTCTAGCGCAATTCCTTCATCACAATCTAGGTTTAACTACTGAATTAATATCTGGTATTAAATTGGCGCCTTTTCAAGAAATTACTCTCCGAGGAATGATGGAGCGTAATTTTAGCATGTGCGTATGGGGTCGTGGTTGTGGTAAAACATTTATTGCTAGTGTGTTTTCATTCTTATATTGTATATTTAACCCCGGTTCAAAAATACTGATTGCTGGCCCGACATTTCGTACTGCGCGCTTTATCTTTAATAACATAGAGAAGATGGTAGATACTAAGGGGGCAGAGCTTCTAATGCAAGCTTTCGGAGCTAAGTCAAAACGTAACGATCAATACGAATGGCAAATCAATGGCGGAACAATTACGGCTATTCCGTTAAGTGGTGAGAAAATTCGTGGTTTTCGTGCAAATATCCTATTACTAGACGAGTATCTATTATTACCTGAAGAAACAATCAAGACTGTTCTAATGCCGTTCTTGGTTGCTCCACAAAACATGAAAGAGCGCATAGAAGTTAGAGAATTAGAAGATAAGCTTATAGAAACAGGTAAGATGAAAGAAGAGGAAAGAATGGTATTTAAAAATGAATCTAAAATGATAGCTCTTTCTTCTGCTTCTTATACTTTTGAGAATTTATATAAACAATATAAGGAATGGGTTGATAATATTTATTCTCCAGATCAGTCAGAGGCTAGTTATTTTATTTCTCAGATGGGTTATGAAGCACTTCCTGAACACATGATTGATACAACCATTATTGAGGAAGCGCAGAATGGCGGTCAAAGTCATAGTTCATTTTTGAGAGAGTATTGTGCTCAATTTACAGATGGTTCTGATTCATATTTTAGCGCGAAGAAAATGCACGAATGCACCATACCTGACGGAGAAGCCCCGCATACGTTAATTAAAGGCGCAAAGGACAAGAAGTATATACTTGGCATTGACCCTTCATTTTCTAATAGTCCTAGCTCTGATTTTTTTGCTATGTCGGTATTAGAGATTGACGAAGAGAGAGGTCATGGATCTTTAGTGCATAGTTATGCCGTGGCCGGCGGTGATCTTAAAGAACATATTAAATATTTGTATTATTTACAAAGCGCTTTTGATTTTGATATGATATGTATTGATAATGCAGGTTTTCAATTTATTGATAGCTGTAATGAAACAAAGTGGTTCCAAAATGATAAGATTAATTTAAAATTTGTTGAATTTAATAGCGATAAAGAGGGTTTAGACTATGATTCAGAAATAAAGAAATTAAAATTAGGATACAACAAACAAGAAGGTAAGGTAGTATTTAAACAAAATTTTAGTTCATCTTTTATAAGAAAAGCAAACGAACATCTACAAGCGTGTATAGATCATAAAAGAATATGGTTTGCTTCTAAAACGGCAGCTAACGGTGCAGCATTTGATAAGTGTGTTAATCAAAAAGTTAAAGTTACTTTTACAGGTCACCCCTCCCTATTAGAACTAATAGAGGAACAGGACAATTTGATATATCAAACCAAAAGACAATGCGCCCTAGTTGAGGTTAAGAGCACAGCGAAAGGAACGCAAACATTCGACTTACCCCAACATTTAAAACGCTCTACAAACGCCACAAGGGCACGTAAGGACAATTACACAACTCTAATGTTGGCAAATTGGGCTTTAAAATGCTATTTAGACATGCAAAACGCTGAAGAAGCTCAGTATTTTACTTTTACCCCGAGGATGCTGGGATAATTAGTGTAATATTTCATGATTAAAAGGATTAAGGATGTCTAAAAATCTAATTAGATTAAAACAATTAGACCAAACGGAATTGGCAAATTTTATTTTGTCAACCGCCCCCTCAGGCCCTACGGGCTCTACAGGGCCTCAAGGTACGACTGGCGCAACAGGCGTAACAGGTATACAAGGCCTTACTGGAATTACTGGTCCATCTGGTGCAGCTGGCCCTACTGGGCCGCAAGGTGTAACTGGGCCTCAAGGTGCCACAGTATATGGAGGACCTACGGGACCGCAAGGTGTACAAGGTCCTACAGGACCAGCCGGCTTAAGTCAATTTGGAGGACCCACTGGTCCTCAAGGCCCTACGGGAGCAACGGGCGCGCTAGGACCGACCGGGCCAGAAGCACCCGGACCTACTGGTCCTCAAGGTATACAAGGGCCCATAGGTGAAGCAGGCCCCACTGGCGATACGGGGTCCACTGGCGCTACTGGTGTGGGTGGTGATCCCGGAGATAGATACCGAAGTACTTCTTATTCGTCAATAGCTATTCCACTTAATCCTACTCAAATTCAATTAACTATAGAACAATATTTAGCTTATAGTGCTGGACAAGAAGTTATTTTAGCTTATGATAGTTCAAGATATTTTTCCGCTATAGTAGACAGTTATGATAGATTTACAGGAATCATGTTTGCAACCTCCGTTTATTCGACGGGTACAGGCACATATAGTTTCTGGACTGTTAACTTAGCTAAAGCTCAAGGAAGACAGGGGCCAGCTGGTCCCACTGGACCACAAGGAAATGTAGGTGGGGTCACCTTTAAAGTCGGCATAGATGGAACTAACGGATATACTTTTGAGGGTATTTCTGGCACGAATCCCAATATTACGATCGTAAGAGGTATGACTTATGTATTTGAGTTTATAGATTCAACTACGTCAATTACACATCCGTTATCTTTAAAAGATACTAGTGGTAATGATTTGTCTTCTTCGAGTGGTGTTTACGGTAATGGAACGGAGAGGGTAACATTTTCTGTGCCCTACTCTTCCCCTAATTCTTTGCAATATGTTTGTTCTCCGCAGCCTTCATTTGTGGGCTCTATAGTGGTTTCTGATGCCGGCGGGATAAGGGGAGCAACTGGAGCTACTGGAGTTGCGGGTCCCACTGGTCCAGCTTGGGGAGAGACTGGTCCCACGGGCGCAACAGGGGAAAAAGGAGAAACTGGCGCTACTGGACCAAGAAGCGCGACAAATATAGGAAAATTTTTAGAATTAAGCATGGTTTTTGCAACAGAATAGATAGGTAAAATAAAATGATTAGTGGAACTTACATAGGCACAGGAGATTATACAACGCTTTTGCAATCTGAAGGCGTTAAGCATATCGTTATGGGAATTACTTTTTGTAATTCTCATGATACTTCGGGTGAATTTATAGATCTGCACGCGGTCACTAGTGGTGACAACGCTGGCGGTCACAATTTGTTATTAAAAAATTTATATCTCCCGCCAGAAGAAACATATAGCATGCATCAGCGCATCGTGCTGGGCAATGAGGAAAAAATAGTAGCTAAGAGTGCCGGAGCAGTTCATAGCGATAGTATTATTAATGCAGTAACAACTTATACAAAATTAGATGGATTAGGATAAAAAGATTATGTCACATTATGTAAAACAAGGATATATCGGGCCAACAGGACCAACGGGGGCAGTCGGGCCAACTGGCCCCGGAGTTGGTGCGACAGGACCGCAAGGACCCGCTGGTGTCACTGGACCAATAGGCCCACAAGGCACAGGACCTACTGGAGCAGCAGGCCCAACTGGACCGCAAGGCCCCGCTGGCGCTACTGGTGTGACCGGACCCGCATCAACAGTAATAGGACCTACTGGCCCATTAGGACCTACTGGTGATGTATATACCGTTGGATTTACTGGTTCAATCAGCGTACCTGTTCCTAATCAGCAAATGCCCACGATAAATATCGGTACTGGATATGCATACTCTAGAGAACAAAAAGTTATTATTGCAAATACAAATACTACTACTCTTAATCTTGTAGATTATATTAAGGGTAATGTAATTTCTTATAATGCTGGAAATTTAACTGTTAGAGCTAGTTCGTCAGCTAATGAAATTGTAGGTGTTACTGGTGCCACAGGATCTAATTGGTCTATTTCTTTAGATGGGGCAATTGGTTTACCGGGAGATACAGGCCCAACTGGAATTACTGGTACAGTAGGAGCTACAGGGCCAGATGGTTCAACAGGGCCCACTGGTCCAGCAGGCGCCACGGGCGCAGCGTCTACAGTGGCGGGACCTACGGGGGCTCCGGGAGATTTATATAAGGGGACATCCGCAACTTCTACTACTATACCTCAAGTTAACAGTAGCGTGGTTATGGCTTTGGTGGAAACTAATTTAGCTTATACGATTGGCCAAAAAACTATAGTCAGCGCAGACACTGACAATTTGTTTACTGGAGAAATTACTTCTATATCATCTAACAGTTTAACTATTAAATGTCTTTCTAGAAGAATTAATGGGGTAGATGATTCAACCCTAGCTGGAAATACTTTCAATAGCTGGGAAGTAAATTTAGACGGTGCAGTAGGTAAACAAGGACCAACGGGAGCAATTGGTTTAACTGGGCCAATCGGTGCATCTGGAGATTTATATGCTACAGAGATTGACGCAAATAATACCGCAGCTTTTCCAATACCCATTCCCGGCACAGGGGGCGCAACGGTTAACCAGCAATTTACAGTTGCGACAGGACTAGCTTACACGATAGGACAAAAAGTTAAAGTAGCTCATGATTCATTGAATTGGTTCTCTGGTCCTGTACTGGTATATAATTCAAATACAGGTTTAATGTCTGTAGAGGTCCAAGATCACGCTAGAACTACGCCGTATGACTCTTGGAATGATCACAAGGTAAATCTTGATGGAGCAGTCGGAAAACAGGGGCCCATTGGCCCGACTGGATCTCAGGGCATCAAAGGTGATATTGGAGTTACTGGTCCTACCGGAGCAGATTCTACAGTAGCGGGTCCAACGGGGTCCCAAGGAGCGACTGGGGCGACTGGCCCCCAAGGTTCTTCTGATATTTTATATGTACAAATATTTAGTTAAAGGAAATTAAATGGCAACTTATAGTAAACAAAAATTAACTGGTTCTACGTATGGCAAAGGCGTTGTTGTTTCAAGCACATCGTCTTCATCGCCTAATTTAGTTCACACAGCTACATCTAGCGCTTCCGATTTCGACGAGTTATGGTTATGGGCTTATAGTGATCATTCCGATTCTCAACCCGTTAATTTAACGGTTGAGTTCGGTACCACAAACCCAACAAAAACAACCATGGCAATAGAATCTAAAAAAGGGCTATTCTTAGTATGTCCCGGTTTACCGGTACAATTTGGATTAGATATAAACGCTTATGCAGAAATATCTAATAAGATTACCCTGTATGGTTATGTAAATAGAATCAGTCATTAATTTATAACATGTCAAAAAATGTTAATACCGGTAGGGACGGAAAAGCTAGGGTAGTAGGTCCGATTAATAAACTTACGGATAAAAAAGATGCTACTTCGGGTAAGTCTGTTTCTAACGATCACAAAAGAGCCGGCAAAATAGATAAGGATTTAAAGAAATTTCTTAAAGTATCTACTCCTGTTTTTGATCCCGGTTCGGGCCCCACTGCCTCACAATTTACTGTAAATCTAACTAATCAAGAGGCGGGAGTAACATATAAATATACCACAGATGGAACTTCTCCCACTGGGGCGGGAGCTTCTACTTTAGCTTCTTCTTCATTAAGTTTGGCATTAACTGGCACTGCTGCTCCCTCTTTAACATTTAAGGTTTATGGTTATAGAAATGATTATGCAGATTCTGATATATTTACTGCTAATTATGATTTACAATCAGCATCCGATCCAGTTTTTGGTTCTCCATCTGGTAGCGTACCTGAAAATCAATTAATATCTTTAAGTATACAAGATGGCGCCACAGGGTATTATACGCTAGATGGAACTACGCCTTCCGGGGGAGCCAATACGACTTCTTCTCAATATACTAATGCATTTGTTTTAAATTTTGGTGGTAATTCTAGCACTACAGGAAAGGCTATAGCTGTTAAAGATGATCATACAGACAGTCAAATTACTACCGCTGTATTTAATCATGATTCTAATTTAGATTACGGCGGCCCCTACGATGGAATTAGAGACTCAATAGGCAAAACTGTTTATTTCTCTCCAGAGGCCACTAAAATACCTTGGCCAAGCAAGGTTCTTTTAACGACTCATAGTGGTGACGACGTAGATAGAAAAATTTCTTTTTGGGGAACGGATGTCCTAGTTCAGAATAACAAACCTTCTACCAAAAATGATTTTACATCTATTAGTGCCGGTCAAAACCATACGCTCGCACTTACTACTAGTGGAACTGTAGTTGCTTGGGGAGATAATTCTCAAAATCAAATTACTTTATCAGATAATAGATTAACGACTAGCGGCTTAATTTCTCACGTTGACGCAGGAGACACTCATAGTCTAGCCTTAACTACTGGAAATGATGTAATCGCTTGGGGAGATAATGGACAGGGACAAATAAACGTACCGAATACTTTAAAAGCAATCAGGGTGGCTGCCGGAGGAGAGCATGGCTTAGCACTAAGAGAGGACAGAACTGTGGTGGGTTGGGGTGAAAATACTGACGGACAACTAAATCAGCCTTTAAATTTAAATGACGTAATTGAAATTTCTGCAGGAGAAAATCATAGCGTAGCATTGGTTGGCTATGGCACAAAGACTGGAAAAACATTAGTTAGATCTGGAAGCAAATGGACTGTCGAAAATAAGTCCATGCCCGTAGGTAAAGCTATCGCTTGGGGAGCTAATGATGCAAATCAATCTACCGTACCCTCTAATCTAGGACAAGGTACTCCAGATTTAGTAAAAATTTCTTCTGGCGGTAATCATACTTTAGTTTTAGGGATAGATGGAAAAGTTTACGGGTGGGGAGACAACGGTCACAGTCAAGTTCCTCCCGCTCAAGGAATGACGCTTAATGAAATAGATGGGACAGCAGCTTTTATTATCGATATTAGCGCTGGATTTAGTCATGGGCTAGCTTTATCTGATAGAGGAACGGTATTTGCTTGGGGTAGTAATCAAAATAATCAAACAAATATAACAAATCTTTTATCTAATAGCGCTCTAGTTGCTGCTGGTGATAATTATAGTTTAGCTTATGGGTTAGAGCCAGATGAAAATATTTATTACAATACTGGAGCGTTAGATCCCTCTATACTTTATACGGGATTTATAGAAGTTAATTCTGATACGACTATAAGGGCAATTTCTCAAAATAAAGCTACACAAGCGGCTAGTAATTTAGTATCAAAGAGTTATACGCAGCAACAATTAAGTGGAATTAATAAAATTGGATTATTAGCAAGTAAGGGTTCTAATACTCCGATAGAAACTGGCGCGGTAAACCCCGCAAGATTCACCTCAGATACAAAATTAGTTGTAGAATTAAATAATGATGATGTTGACAAAATCCCAGCGGTAAATATAACAGTTAGTCATCC